TCTTGGAATCCGCCGTCCAAAAATCTTGACATTTGAAAACATTTTCGCTATAATAGTAACATAATCAATAGAAAACATTTCAAATTTAAAAGGAGGTTTTGCCAATGAGCAACCTAATTTCTTTCCCCAACAGTGCTGTCAATCCCACCAGCAAAATTGTCAACCCAGCGTCCATCGACGTCAACTCTGTCCGCCGCTCACGGACTGCCGACAGTAGCCGTTCACGGGTACTCAAGCAATCCGCTGCCAGCCGGATCACCGCTCAGAGCGACCAGCCGGTAGAGGCCATCACCGCACCTGACCGAGCGGCTGACCCTATCAAGAGTGTTGAAGACATCCGTAGAGCGTGCTCCTACCTTCTGGACAACCACCGCTACAGAGATCATATGCTGCTTGTCATGGGCATCAACTTCGGCCTCCGAATTAGTGACCTGCAGCGTCTCCGGTTCACCCACATCCTAAACGAGGACTTCTCCTTTAAAGAATCCTTTGAGATCCTGGAAAAGAAAACTGCCTCCACCCGTAAAAGAAAAAAGAACCGCTACGTTGTCATCAACGACGCGGTCATGGACGCTGTGGAACTCTACCTGGAGCACGCACCCTACCCTGTTAGTCTGTTTGACCTAGTGTTCCGGTCTGAGAGCAACAACCGTGGTGCTTACGGGCCTGGTCCTCTCAACAGAAGATCTGTCAACCGTATCCTAGAAGATATCGCCGACCACTGCAATTTCGATTTCCGGTTCTCCTCTCATTCCCTCCGCAAGACATTCGGCTACCACCAGATGATGATGTCCGGCAACGACCCTCGCAAGCTGGTACTCCTCCAGAAGATGTTCGGCCACTCCTCCATGAACGAGACTCTCTGCTACATCGGCCTCACCAAGGAAGAGATGACCGAAGCCTACGCCAACCTGAACCTGGGTGGCAACGGATATGACTACCAGCTCGCTGCTCTGTATGAAGCACCTGCTGATTCAACCCCCGCCGCCATTTGACTTCTGAGGTCTATTTTCTCCATGTAGACTCACAAAACTCAGGGAGATAATCTGATGGGTATGTAGGTATATACCCCTGACCGTTCCACTCTATTTTCTCTGCGTAGTGTGGGAGAAAACAGGACACGTAGATTCAACCGTCTAATCTCCCTCTTACGGAAGGCCGCTGCAGCGGCATCTTGTAGGTCGCTCCGCTCCCGGAATCGCTCCCGCTCTTTCCGTAGAGAGAAAAGGTGGTGTTCCATCCACCGGTACTGCTTAACCCTAAACGCTCTACCTCTCACCCAATAACTATCCTGCGCTGTTTCTTTTTAAGAATTGAAATACCGTAAGGTAGTCCGTGGCCACACGGCTTCCCACCCTAGCCACTTCCGCAATCAACAAACCTTCTCATCCCATTTCCTTCTACGGGCTAAAAAAAGAATCCTCACGCGAAGCGTTACAAGTCCCGCCTCCTGTCGCAGAACAGCTCTCCTCTCAATCATCCACATCGGCTCCGTCCTGCCAACCCTCTTCGCTGATCTCCCACTCCTGCCGCCCTCACGCTTTCTTTTGTAGAAAGCTCCAACCTTTCCTGCGAGAAGGTCATGGCCGGGAAGCCTGACCATCATTCCGTTACGCCGTCCCCACCAACAGGAAAAGTTCTCCTACTCCATTTTTCTTGTACGGGCTAAAAATAAAAAAATCTTCGGGAGCGCAGCGACCTAACAAGCCGCCGCTGCAGCGGCCATACACAGGATGGAGATATGACGGTCTGCTACCTTCCGAAACCTAGCTCACCTCCGGCGAACAATATAGCGCTCCCCACATCCACCACGCACCACGCCCTTACACCCACTTTTCCCTCTACGGATCACTTTTCCTTCTACCTGCTAACCTACGTTCTTTCGCCCCTACCATCTCCCGTTCATCCCGGCGCAGCCCTACCCACCACCAGCGTTACAGAACTACTACCCACACAAGCAAGACAGCTCATCTCACTTTTCTCTCTACGGACTACGCCGCAGGCGTGCTTCTTCTTTTTCCTTTTACGGACTTACCCATTTTTCCCTAGTCCGGGGCGAAGAGATAGGACGGCTGATCTACTGGTACGCCACGGACTACCTTACAAGAGATAGAGGTGTGACTACTTATCATACCAGTAGAGGAAACTGTCAACTTATTTTAGGTGTATTAAGATATAGAATCAAGAGGGGATTCTTCTTCCAAAATAGACAATAAACGTTGATATATCAACACAAATTCGATTTGTCAACCTAGAAACGACTGACGGATTTTTACCCCAAAAGTAGAACTGAGTGACGGGAAATTGTTACATGGATGACGGAAATATTGTTAAAAGCATAACAAAGTGTCAACCAGGTTGACAAAATTGTGTCAACGGTTTTTCTGTTTTGTCAACCCTGAAACTCGTCTGATGAGTTTCGCCCTACCCCCTTGACGTTTGAAAGAAAAACTTATATATTGTAGTCAACGGCAGCGAAGCCGCGAGAATTTTTTGAGAGGAGCGATGTTCAATCAACATCACATATGACGACACCACCTACCTGGAAGACGAACTCCCCAACCTGTACCCAAACGAAATTTACGGCACATACGGAAGTCAGTCCATCCAGCTCTTCCCTTCCCCGCCAGCTCAAGACAACAGCCAGCTGCTCTTGGCGGGGGAACGTCGCCAGGCTGAGAAGCAGTTTGTGTTCATGAAGCTTCCGACGCAAGCCAACGGCTGTTTCTGTACCGGGGTAAATTTCCCCAACCTAGCTAGGCTGGCTATGCTCTCGACGTATATACGGCGCACATGGAAGCCAAGGTATCCATACGACACATGTGAGAATGACGGCCTGCTCGTGATTGGTAATGCGAGAGCACAGCGCCCTATGCGGAAGAAGGACATGAGGGAGGTGCTGCAGCTTAGTCAGCGGATGTTCAGTAAATTCTTTACGGACTTGGCGACAAACGGTCTGTTGCTGCAACAAGAGGACGGCACGCTCGCAATCAATAATGAATTCTTCTTTAGGGGCAAAATTATGACGACTCAGCCAGGACGGTGGAGCCGAACATACGTACCGACAGCGAAGCTACACACTGACAGATACCGGAGGCTGTTCTCCTCCAATTTGAAGAACTTGAAGGAAATCGGTCTGATACTACGCCTGACCCCATTTATAAACAGCTACCACAACGTCCTGTGCCGCAACCCGTATGAGCAGGACGCGAGTGTGCTCAAGCGATTATCTATGACAGATATTTGCCGCCTAGTCGGGATGAACGTATCTAACGCCGCCAGGTATGGGAGACAGTTAGAAGAAAAGTTTGCCGACATCGCGTACGAGTATAACGGTGCTACGTATCACCTTTGTACTACTAGGACATATTCCAACGGCCAGAAGCTTATCCACGTGAACTCAAGTGTGATCTCTTTCCTGCCTTATACATAAAGCGCCCAGTCCTGCTTGTGAAAACAGAGCAAACTAAAGTGGTATATGTCTATATACCATACGGATTATCTCCCTCGTTTTCCTACAGCTACACAGGGGCTTTTACACTAAACTGACCATTTGATAGGAGGTGATAGACATCAGCGCACACAACACATGCATCAATCTATGCAAGCGCTGCGTGTGGTACGACGACTGTAACTCGTTTCAGGAAAATAAGAGAACCGACACTACCCCAGAAAAAAATAGTGTATACTTATATTATGAGCTGGACAGCCAGTGCGAATTTTTTGACCCGACCGTCGATCCGGAAGACCTTGGGTTAGTCGAGCTGGACGGGCGGTGGGTCGAAGCGGCTGAAGCTCTGATAATAAATGTCATGACAGAGATTTGAAATGGAGGAATGCAAAATGGGTTTTTTCAGCAAGAAGAAAAAGAAAGATAACGAAGAACAGTATGTACCGCACGTGCACTACCCGGACGAATGGCCGTCCGACATGAAGATCGAACCGGGCGTCACCCCAACCGTGGTGATTTGTGAACCCGGCGCTAACCGCTACAGAATCATCGCTACGGATTATTGCAGTCAACGGATGATTGGCGAGCTGGCTACCACCTCTCCCCGCGTCCACGTCATGCGGGAGGACGACACGGTGATTGAGGCCACCTTCCCTGGCGAGTGGTTTAAGATCGAGTCCCCGCAAATGGCGGAGCTACGGAATAAGAAGAAGTGAGCGATAGGATAAAAAGGAGGTGTACTAAAATGGACTGAGTTAGAAAGAAGGCTTGAGCGGGATTGCCTGGAGTGGTTGGTTAATTGCTGGTGCGGGACACATGGAGATTGTGATGACTGTCCAGTGAGAGACGACCGCGAAGGGTATGGCATTTGTCAGTCTACGGGGTTTGAAGACTTGGACGTTGCAGACCTGAAGGTAGTGGCGCGACTCTTTTTTGAAAGAAGACAAGAGTTAATAGTTTATCGGGAGGTTAGATATTGACGATATGGAAAGATGAGATATGGGAGAATAAGTTAAGTATTTTCTTTTCTGCTCACGAAGTTCTTACTGGTAATGCGCGAGTCATCGCAAATAACGATTATGGTTGTGTCGCAAGTTGTGACGCAGGCGACCACCGGATAATTGGCGAGGACGTGGCCGCGATATTAAGATACGAGGATGCGAAAGACGCCATTACTAAATATGTCAATCCGGAAAACAGACAGGCTGGAGTTGTGATTCGTAGTTTGCAACCACGCTGCGAAGAACAAGTGCTAACCATTATCAATTACTATGGTGTGGCGAACTTAATCTTCCACAGTAAATTTTATACTGGCGGGGCAGTAACATTCAAATGGCACAAAGAAAGTGAGTAGTGATTCATGAATCTAAAATATGTTTTAAGGGAATACGAGATGGTTTTTCAGGATGTAGCTTCTTACGTCCTGAAGACATACTCCAAAAGGTGTCGCGATGTAGAAGATTGCGAAGAATTCTTTTATGATTACAAACTCCGCTGGTGCGGATGCGGGCACCCGGACGTAGCTAAGAGGGCGGTTAGGGATTTACTAGCCATCCTATATGACTTTAGAAAAGACGCCGACGAAGACTTTGACACGGCGTATAAAAGAAAGCTGTGCAACCTGAAAGAGCGATTTGGTGTCGAGAGTGTTTACGACAATGAACTTCTTCTATGCCTTGCCTATACGTTGGACGCAGCTGGGTTAACCGAGCATGGTAGTGGCATTGGCGGTGCTTGGTTGTCTAAAGAAGGCGAGATGTTTCTTTGGGCTTTAAATCAGAGTGACAGGATTGAAGATGCAAGATGCTACTTTTAGAGCAGATGCGGTACATTACTGTGGTGTCTGTATATAATAAGGAGATGATCACTTTCATGATAAGAGAGGTGCTTTTAACTGTTCGCACCTAAGCTATACACGACATACAAGATAGCTTTCAAGCTATTAAAAGAGAACAATTTTTCTTTACGGGTAGACCTGCGTCCCTACGAAATAAAGCAGGCAGACAATTTACTATTCTATCAGATACGACGTATCACAGGCGAAGATGTGACCTGTGCGCGGCGTATTTGTTTTGTCGATTGTAAGGGTAGCTCCTCTGATACAGACGCCATGACGGAGCTAATTATGAATGGGTTCTGGTTAAACGGCACTCACTTTGTACTGTGCGAACGATCGGCGAGCATGACCCGCAACTCTATCTTGAGCTTTATCGACGCGGCTATATCAGATCCGGTGTACGAGGCAATCACTATGGGGGCTGGCCCCGGCCCGACAGTTATAAGTAAGCTAATGGCTTATAGAGGCTTGTGCCTTTCCTCTTGTCATTGCTTGAATGGCTTCCGCCCTAAAGTGATTGTTGTGCCGGACTACGAGTGCGTGTTGCCGCAACAGCATATCAAATACATATACGATGAAAAGACATCCTTCACCAACGCTGACGGCAAAGAGATCCCTTGGACACAAAAGAACGTGGCGGGCGGATACAGAGACATCAACGTCACGCCATTTGACGGCTGCGGCATACATCATCCAGCTATTACGGACGAGGTTCAGTTCCGGCTGTCATCTACTGATAGCCCGACGACGATACTCTGGCGGGCACCATATATCAAAGGTCTCACCTGCGAGGTTGACTACCCTACCTTCTACGCCGAGCGGGGTGTAACATCCATCAAGGATATATGGGGCGTGTCGCATGACGTAACCCCGGACGCCGAGCCGATGATTATCTTGAGCAAGAGTATGTATAAGGGCTTCAAATATTTTCAGACGAACAAAGATGCAACAGACTGGGAATATTATTGGGAGCAATTCGAAAAGTATGGTTATTGCTTAGGCGTTGCTAAATGGAACTTCAACAAAGATATCGAGCCAGTTTATACGAGATGCAACTACCAGGTTCTTCAGACGCTCAACCTTCCCTACCAAGAATTTGTTGAGCTTGCTACGGACTCTATTAAGTGGGCACAAAAGATTATCGACGGCGATCCTTTTTACTCTATGTGCTTCCTAGGGTTGACAGCAGATAAGTGCAACCCTTTAAACGACTATGCAAAGTCCGTAGTGAAGAACCCCGCTATGCTCAAGCAATATGAAGTGCGGAGTTATTTAATTAGTCTGCTGACCAAATACATAGACGAGATGTGCTGCGGCAAGATATGGATCAAGAGCTGCTTCAAGTTTCTGATACCCGACTTAATCGCATTCATGGAAGCGGCGGCGGGGATAGATCCGGTCGGTTGTCTCGGCGACAATGAATTTTACTGTATAACAAAAGAAGGTCCGATGTGTGGCGACAAACTGATTACGCGTAACCCTCACATTTGTGATAGTGAGAATGTCGTGTTGCACGCTATCAATAATGAATTAACAAGCAAGTACCTCAGTCATTTGGTTAATACGTGTATCATCAATTCTAAATCAATAATCCCACAAAGATTGAATGGAGCAGATTTTGACGGAGATTTAGTTTTAGTATTTGATGATGACAGGTTACTAAACGGCGTAGACAAAAACGCCATACCTGTTATAGACGTAGATGATAAGATTACAACAGAGCCGGAGGAATTTACGCCAGAGAACAGGTTGAAAGTAATCCTACGGACAATGAAGAATTTGATTGGTGAGTACAGTAATTACGCAACAGTATACAGAAACAGATGTGGTAAAACAGAAGAACAAAGAGATAAGTATGAGAAGTATATTGACATTATAAGTGTCTTGACAGGTAAATCCATCAACAATCGGTGGCCTGCGCTGGTAACAGCGTAGTGCAAAGTCAGTGAACCTACACATGTAGGGTGTCGGTCAAGAACCGGCTAACAGAGAAAATCTAAGTAGCACATAAAATAAATTCTGATGAGTTACCAAGAGGAGTATTATTGAAATTTATAGAAGAAGAAAAATATAAAGATCTTTTTGGAATATATTCTATTACCAATACAGTTAACGGCAAGCAATATATTGGGCAGACCAAGCAAAATTTTCAAAGAAGATTTTGGAATCATTGTTGGAAATTAAATGATCATTCACACGATAACAGGCATTTACAAAACGCCTGGAATAAATACGGATCAGACTCCTTCACGTTTTCAGTCGTGCAAATTTGTAGCGATAGTGATGACGTCGATGCCGCTGAAATATACTACATAAAAGAACTAAAAGATAAAGGGAACTGCTACAATATTTCGGATGGCGGAGGCGGGAAACGTGGGGTGCCTATGAACGACCACGCAAAGCGTATCGTCGGAGAGAAAAATCGGGAGCATATGCTTGGGCGAAAAGCTTCTGAAGAGACGAAGCGAAAAATGTCAGAGTCAAGCAAACATTTACCGTGCTCAGATGAACACAAAAATAAATTGCGAGAGCTTATGACGGGAAGAGTCGTCAGTGATTATACGAGAGAAAAGATCTCAAAGGCGCTTCAAGGAAGCAAAAACAAATCCGCTAAAATATCTGAAGCCGTCGCTAAAGTGATAAAGGAATCGCTTATGAATGGAGAAAATATTACTGCGGTTTCAAAAAAGAATAACATCAGTTACGGCATCGTGCTCAGTATAAAGAATAACAGAACGTGGAAGCACGTACATGTTGACGGATGGGATGAATGGTGTACATCAAATAATATAAGTTAAAAACAATGTGCTATATGATAATTCTGTGCCAAGCCTTTAATAAGGAAGGTGCAACGACTATCCCGTTGGCGGTGAGATTCCGCAATAGGAGTACGGCTGAGTGAAACTCTCAGCGGGTGAGATCCCCTTAAATGGAAGCGCTGACTGCCCGTGTCTTACGGGTAATGATATAGTCTATTCCCTAACAAATATCCGGAAACGGAGGGTGTAAAAGAGATTACGCAAAGACCGGAGTCCTGTACCCTATGCCCCGCACTATTTCAAAATATGGACGCCCCCTCCCTTATTTTATGAAGTACGCCTCTCCGTATTATGAAAGACTGAAGCTGTCTCGTTCACTGTCCAATATGAATAAGCTGTGTTGGGAGATCGAGCATTGGAAGAAGGGTGTCAGGTACAAAAGAGCTGACCAAGAGTTCGACTATAACATCATGATTAACGATGAAACCCCTGTTTCGGACGAACTCTACAAGGAAATGGAGCAAGTCTATCGCTCGTTCTGCACAGAGGTAAAAGAGCTGTCGCACAAGTTGAAACAGCTCGATGGAGAGGACGCGGAAGCGGAACGCAAGAAAGCATACGCCCTACTGTACGAGCGGTATAGGAATCGCTGCTACTCTATTTGTAACGGCAACGCCTCGCTGGTTGCTAACGCCGCCGTCATGTTGTGTCACGATCACAAGACATGGAATCAACGCTTCAAGTGGATCGTCGGCGGGGCAGGCATCGTCAAGAACATCGAGCAGGTAGATATCAAGTTGCCGAAGCAGGATAATACAGGAGAACTCGAATACCTAGGAAAGAGATATAAGATGATTGAAATAAAGAAGGAGGATGTTCCCTTATTTGATAGATGAAGTATATGAAGTAAAAGAGTACCTTGACGGAAAGAAGATAACAGAACGCGGTCGTTACCGCGCCGCCTATATGATTGCTCGTTGGTACACCCAGGAGGGGTGTACCTTCCGAGAAACAAGAGACAGGATTTTTGAGTGGGCAAAGCGTACCGATAATTATTTGAAGTACAATGTAAATGACATTATTGAATCGGCGCGTAATTGTGATGATAGATTAAAAGATAATGTGACTTTATACATAAGCGAAACAGATATCAACAGAATCGTCAATTTGTTTGACGGAAAGAATACACGCAAACTTGCTCTAGCTCTGCTATGCTATGCGAAGGTGTACGCAAATAAGAATAGAGAATTTGACATTTCCCTATCCGCTTTATCTGAGTGGTGCGGGGTCACCAGACAGCATATTAGCCACAGCTACTTACCGGAGCTTATTAAGCTTGGGTACATCACGAAGCTGGACTCTAGCGCCACTACAGTGTGGCATCGAGCTAAGAAAACAACCACTAGTAAATATGCTCAGACTAGATTGCGTATAGAGGTTCCGCTTTATAACGCTGGAAAGTTTCAGCTTGTACGCAATGACTTTAAAAAGTTACATAATGAAATATTTGAAAAGACACAGCGAAATCGGTTTTATATAGAGGGAGAGAACTATGGTTAACTTATCAAAAGAAGAAAGAGAAACAATCATCCTTTATACGGAAGTAGATGACCGCGCCGAAGTATATACACACAACAAGCGGTTAATCAATCGCCTATCTAAGTTCTGCAAAGACAGGCCAGACGAAATACAGAAGATCAGAGAATCAGAAACGGGAGCCGTGACATACACGGTTCCCCGTGACTGGGTAAGAGTATCCCCAAAGCGCAAAATGTCTGATGCGCAAAAGGCTGCGGCAGCTGAACGCCTGGCGGCGATTAGATCGATGTAGTGGTGGTGCATATATTGACGAACAATGTAATATGTGGTAAAATAATTCTAACGCTAAATTAGTGGAGGGAAAAGTATATGAGAAAAATACTAGGTGTTTTGTTTGCGATATGCGTGGCCACATCACTGGCTGGTTGCGGCGGCGGAAGTTCTTTCACAGTTGGAGAATTCTGTGACACATATAATAAAAGTCTCGAAGCCTGGAGCGAGACTTTCTCTATCGATTATGGGTCGATGACGCGTCTAAACAAGACTAATAGTAGCGGTTCATTTTCGCTGATTGATGGGTCTAAAATTAAAATCTCCACAGGGAGAGATTCTGTTGGCGAAAATGATTCTGTACAAGAAGTCGCGTTTATTTGCAATTTTAAAACGACCGATCAAAGTACGGATAACGCATTCAATTCGGAGCTTTTTTCCTTTCTCGAAGCCGCCCTACCAAACGCCACCCCTGATGATAGGAATCAGGTGATGAAGTGTTATGCAAATGGTGCTGGATTTTTGCCAGAGTTGAGTGATGGAAAAGTAGTCGATCACGGCTACAGTTCTTTTGTGATCAACTATAGTGGCAAGGAAACACCAGATTATACTGGTAAATATCGTAGCGTTGAAGATAATAGTAATATTGAAATTGAGCTAGATGTAAAGAGCTTTGGCGTTGGCAATATTAATGTTACTGTTAATGGTAATTCCACTGGCCCGACCAGTATAAGGTGGGGAGTTTCTGATAACAATTTTAATATTATTTCTCAATCTGAAAGCAACGTCTTGAGCGGGAAAATTGATGGTAACACAATTACGCTTAACACTGGCTCCGTATTGGAGAAGCAGGAATAAAAATTTTAGCGGCCTTCTGGCCGCTATTTTTTTGCAAAAATTTATCTTCCAAAAAATTCTACTATTATATGAGATTAAAATAATGAACAGGTTCATGGAACATTTTAAATGAACAATATGGTTCTTTATTTAATCTCAAATAGAATAAAAGGAGCAAAGAAATTGATTCAAATTTCAAGAGCAGAAGCTGCAGCAATCCGTAAGAAAGTACGGAACGCAAACATCAGAAAGACGCGACATAAGTTCTATCTAGAAGAAAGTCGTACAGTTATGAGATTCCTAAATCGGCTTCGGACAGAAGGCGTGGTTGCTACCTACGGTGAAACGGGGTGTCGTCGTCAGTGATCTCTTATGACCGCTTGCGATATCTTGTCGACAGCAAACTTGTCACCCGTACTCTCCCTGACAGCTTTGAAGATATCAGCGAAGAGATTTTTGGTGAGGGCAACGCCTACAGTTCGTCCGAGGTTCGCCGACGAATGTACGGCATGAAACGGTTATTTGAAGTAATCGACAATGAGGGGTTGCTCATCCATAAGGTCAATGCAAAAGACCCGCTATACAACCAGACAAAAATGATCGAACACGAGCGCAAAGCGCTACTCGATCAGCAGAGAGTCCTGGATGCGAAGCTATCTCATGCAGGCAGGCTGGAGGCGTTAGGTGACAGGTTGTTCGAGGCTGCGCTCACTTTAACCCCTAAGCTGCATAATCTTTACCAAGAAGAACTACATACGATTCGTGGGAATAATGAGGCTGTATTGGTGTTGGCGGACTGGCATTACGGGATGAAGACCTATAATGTTTGGAACGAGTACAGCACCGATATCTGTGTTGACCGCGTCAGAAAACTGATTGACGGTACGGTCGAGCGGATGAAGTTACACAAGCCTAGCAAGCTGCACATACTTGTGCTAGGTGACATGATTAGCGGTGCCATTCATACAACCTCTAGGATTGAGTCGGAACAACTGGTGTGCGATCAGATTATGCAGGTGTCAGAGCTTATTGCTGAAACGGTTGCTGAATTATCACAGTATGTGCCGGAACTGAATTTGTATTGCACCTACGGTAATCACTCACGTACAGTACAGAATAAGAAAGATAGTATCCACACAGATAATATAGAGCGGCTAATTCCCTGGTGGCTTGAGCTAAGGCTGGCTGGATTTAATCACGTTCATATTATTAACTCTGAGTATCCGGAGTTCGCTACAATGAACGTCTGTGGTTATCACATTTGTGCGACACACGGCGACCTAGAGAAGAAAGTCAACACAGCGGGGAAGAGTCTTTACGCACTTTTCTCGCAACGATTTGACCAAAAGATTGACTATATTATCTTAGCGCATCGTCATCACTTAGAAGAGTTTGAAGAGCTTGCAATTGAAACAATTTCTGTTCGAGCGCTGTGCGGCACAGATAACTTTGCCAATACAAAAAGGCTGTATAGTATTCCTGGTCAGACGCTACTGTTCTTCAATCCTGAGTGCGGACGAGACGCGTCATACAATATAAGACTAGACTAAAATTAAATGCTTCTAGAAAGCGAGGTGGGCGTATATGCCACGTAAGACAAAGTATAACAACATCACTAGCCCTGCGCTTTTAGAGCAGGTTAACCCAGAAAATAAAAGATTGAAGAACGATTTCCTTACTTATCTAAAATCAGTACAAAGAAGTAATGGAACAATTAATGGGTACTCCCACGACCTCGACATCTTCTTTGTATGGAATCTGCAGAACAACAATAATAAATTCTTTGTTGACTTATCAAAGCGTGACCTGATCTCATATCAGAATTGGCTTATCTACGAGAACGAAAACTCCCCCGCAAGAGTCAGACGTCTAAAGGCCGCCCTTTCTTCCCTATCCAATTACGTGGAGAATATTTTGGACGACGAGTATGAAGGATATCGTCCCATCGTGAGGAAGATCGAGTCCCCAATCAATCAGCCGGTTAGAGAGAAAACAGTGTTCTCTGATGAGCAGTTGCAGTCGCTGCTAGATATTCTGGTTAAAGAAGAGAGGTTTACTCAAGCGTGCGCACTGTCACTTGCTATGTGCAGCGGAAGAAGAAAGTCGGAGCTGTTGCGTTTTAAGGTAGACTGGTTCACAAGCGACAACATTATTTACGGGTCGCTATATAAGACTCCGGAGAAGGTAAAAACAAAAGGTGCTGGCAACGGTAAATATCTCTATTGTTACACCCTCTCAAAAGAGTTCGACCCTTACTTAGACCTCTATATGAATTGGAGAAAAGAAAATAACGTGGAGAGCGAATGGCTGTTTTATGACAAAGCAGACCCCACGAAACAAATGAATATTTCTACGCTGAACAGCTGGGCTGTTCGGTTTAGCAAAATATTGGGCGTGCCGTTCTATTGGCACGCCTTACGTCATTTCTTCACCACAAAGTTAGCACGGCTTGGTCTGCCGGATAGTGTTGTGCAGACTGTTATCGGCTGGAGTTCCGCCGATATGGTTCGGCTGTATGACGACACTCCTGATGACGAACAGTTGGAAAAGTATTTTGGTGAAGATGGAATTAAAACAGATGTTAAGGCAACTGGACTAGCTGACCTGTAACATGAACGAATGAAAGGTTGAATGAAATGATTAACAATAAGCAATTTGTAAGACGAGTATTGGAAATGGCGGAGCATCTGTCTGGCGTTAAGTATAGAGTAAAGGATGGCGAACTGATGGTAGATGCTGTAAAGTTCGCTATTGAAAAGGCACTGGCCGAAGGCGAAGACATCTCTCTGCACGGTTTTGGTGCCTTTAAGGTGCATGAATATCCTGAACGCCAGGCAACGATCAACGGGCAGACTTACAATGTTCCTCCCCGTAAGGGTGTAAAATTCAGCCCCGGCAAGCGGCTCCGTGATGAAGTTGCGCACGGTCGTTTCCAGACTATTGACCTGTAATGGCTAGGCAGAAATTAGGGGCAACGGAGCCTACAAGAGTCAAAGGTCAGTTCAAATGTGTTGGTTGCGGCACCGTCTATCCTACACAAGCCCGTAATTTCAAGACTGTTCAGAGCACGCTGTATAAAGGAAATAATAACTACCTGTGCTGGTGTAACAGGTGTGTTGACACCCTATATATCAAGTATAGGGATAGCGGTCTATCTGAGGCGGACGCAGCTAAAAAAGTATGCTCGAAGTTTGATATCTATTGGGAAAAAGACGTTTGGGATAAGGTCTCTACGGCGAACAAAAGCGAGAGTTCAACATTGATCAGAACTTACCTTGACCGAATGAATCTCAACCAGCATATTAAAAAGACATATGACAACACTGTCGTCGAAGAAGCCCGGCGACAAATGCTGCTGGGGAAGCAGGCTTCTATTGGTATGAACGCTGAAGAAGATCCTGAAGTCCCCCCTGAGCTAGAAGAGTTCTGGGGTAAGGGCAGAGAGCCGTGGTGCTACGACGAGCTTCAACATACATACGACAGGCTGACTAATGGATATACCGTTGATACTCCCGCCAAGGCTCTCCTGGTTAAACAGGCTTGTCTGTCTGTGTTTGAGATTGATGAACTTCAGAAGAATGGTAAGCCTTTCGAAAAACAACAAGCCTCTCTGGTCAATACGCTAGGTTCATTGAATCTGAAGCCCAGCCAGATCAAAGAGGACGAGCGGAACTCTGGGCTAGATGATATGCCTTTTGGTGTAGCGATTCAAAAGTGGGAGCAGACACGCCCTATTCCGGAGCCGCAATCGGACTGGGTTGACGTTGATAATATTAGAAAGTACAACATGACTTGGTTCCTAGGCCCGTTATGTAATATGGTAGGGGTGGACAACAAGTACAACGAGATGTACGAAGAGGCGATGAGTGAGTACAGGGTTGATCGTCCGGATTACTCAGAAGATGAGGATGTGGTCGATGAATGACGGAATACACAAAGACACGGCAAATAAGACTTGACCCTACGAAGTCAAGAGAGGAGCGTGTCTTCGAAGGCGTGGCTGCCTGGGCTGCTTTCTACCGAGCCAACCCACATAGGTTTGCAAAAGACTACCTGGGTATTAGCCTGAAGCCATTTCAACAAATACTTATGGTCGAGATGGATCAATGTAACTATACTGCCTATATTGCAGCGAGAGGGCAAGGCAAGAGTTTTCTTATTTCTCTTTACTGCTGTGTGCGGTGTATCTTGTACCCCGGCACAAAAGTCTGCGTTGCTGCTGGGCGTAGATCTCAGAGTATCAATATTCTGGAGTACATTCAGAATCAGTTCATGGTAAACTCGCCAGGGCTGAAACGCGAGATTAAGACTATTACGACAGCCCCTAACAACCCTATTTGTATCTTTGAAAACGGGTCAACGATTAAGGTTGTAACTGCTAGTGATACAGCTCGTGGCAACAGAGCGAACATTATTATCTGTGATGAGTTTAGAATGATCCCTGAATCGGCCATCAATGAGGTGTTAAGGAGATTTCTTTCTGATGAACGCCATCCTCCATATATTGATAATCCGGAGTATGCCCATGTCAAAGAAAGAAACAAAGAAATCTATCTGACTTCTGCCTGGTTTAAAGATCATTGGTCATACAAGAAGGTCGAAGATTTTTACGCTAAGATGGTACAAGCTGGGCCGTACTTTGTATGTGGTCTCCCCTATCAGCTCTCAATTAAAGAAGGGCTATATAGCGCAGAACAGGCGATCGAAGAAATGTCCGAAGCGACATTTAATGAATCCCAATGGGCGAGGGAAATGGAATGTTGCTGGACAGGCGACGTTGAAGGTTCGTTCTTCAACTATGAGGCAATCAATCGCACGCGACGTCTGAAGTTCCCGATGCTGCCATCCTATGCCTTGCCTGGAAAACTGGCCGCCAAGGATATGGGGATCGTGAACAAACAGGTAGATGAGATAAGAATAATATCTGTTGACGTCGCTTTGATGAGTTCTACGAAAAAGTCAGAGAACGACGCGACGGCGATCTTTGTGAATCGAATGACGCCCAATACGCATGGTCGTTACTATAGCAATATCGTTTATACGGAGTCGCATGAAGGCGAGACGACGCAAAGACAGGCGTTACGTATTCGGAGATTGTACGAAGAATACTCAGCAGACTATATTGTGATTGACGGAAAAGGCGTCGGCGCTGGTGTGGTTGACTTGTTGCTGGACGATATATACGACCCTGACACAGGCGAAACATATGGTGCTCTGTCCTGCTATAACAATCCTGACCTTGCTGCTAGGTGTACCGACATGGATGCACCGAAAGCTCTGTGGGTAATAAATAATCAGACTGCACGCTTCAATTCGGAGTGTGCTTTTTCTTTGAGAGAAGGATTCCGGTCTGGTAAAATTCGCTTGCTTGCAAACGAATATGATGCGGAAGATTATCTCTCTGAAGTACGTGGTTGGGGGTCCATCAACCCGGTCGAGAAGACTGCGGTTCGACTTCCGTATGTGGACACTACGTACCTGGTTGACGAAATTATTAACTTGAAATACGAAGACACTCAATCAGGTGTAAAGGTATACGAAAAATCCGGCTATCGAAAAGACCGGTACTCATCCCTTTCTTATAACTACTGGGTTGCGTGTCAACTAGAAGACAAGTCGCGTATGAAGAGGAAATCTAACATAGATATTTCTGAGCTATTGCGATGTCAAAGAGCACCCAGACTTAGAAGGAGGTGAGTTGTTATGGGCGAAAAGTTTGTACTAGATAGTACACCAGACGAGAAATCTAAACAGGAGTTTACTCTCAAAGATACATTCAGAATGCCCGAACGGTTTAAAGTCTTGAATCGGTTGGTTATGCGGGATTTGAATCGGCGAGATTATAGACCCACATTTAAGAAATACACCAAGGAACAGATTCTAGACTTCTTAGAAGATCCTTATACTTATGAGAAGCAGCTACGGGATGCCTGCATCAATGTATATGGCGTTAGCTCTTACTTCCGTCGTCTCATTCAATACTTTACTATGTTGAACGACTTGGCTTATGTTGTGTCACCGTTTGGTATAGATACATCAAAAGAAAATAAGACAAGTGTGAAGCGTAACTTCAATAAGGTTCTTAAAGTAATGGAAGCGTTCAATGTAAAATCGCAGTTCAGAAAGATCCTTACGGTGTGCTTTAGAGAAGATGTTTATTATGGTACGCTATGGGTTACGCAAGACAACATCACAATTCAAAGGCTACCGTCTGATTACTGTCGAATTTCTTCAATAGAAGGCAACGTCTATAATGTAAGTTTCGACTTTACGTATTTTGCGACATACCCGGACAGACTTCAATTCTTTCCAGAAGAGTTTCGTGTAAAATACGACGAGTACAAGAAGCGTTCTCTCGATAGATGGATTGATCTGGACTGCCCAACGTCTTTTGCTATCAAATGCACGAATGATATTGACTCTTATGCCCTCCCCCCATTCATTGGTATTATGCCTGAGATATATGACCTGGAGAGTTATAAAGAACTTAAGCTCACTAAGACGGAGCTAGAGAATTATGCAATCTTGGTTATGAAGCTTGGCCTTACTTCCGACGGCCAATGGCAAATGGACTTTGATAAGGCTAGAGAATTCTGGATGAACCTTGACGACGTTCTGCCTGATGCAGTTGGTTCGGTCTTAACTCCGATGACAGTTGACAAGATTTCCTTTGAAAAATCTTCTAGTACAGATTCAAATGCTGTAGCTGATGCAATCAGCTCGCTGTTTGATTCCGCAGGCGTCTCTTCCCTGCTGTTTAATAACAGTAGCAAGTCATCTAGTAATGCCCTACTGCTCTCTATCAAAGCCGACCAAGGTATTACTTATGGCGTTGTGAAGAGTATTGAGGATATGGTCAACCGGTACATCCAGTCATTGAATTTTGGTAAGAAGTTTAGAATTACGTTCCTAGATTCTTCTCCGTTTAACAGAGACGAACTGGGTAATCAGTATCTCAAGATGTGCCAGGTTGGTATGCCTATGGTGTCTTATCTAGCTGCAACGTATGGTATGCCGCAAGCAGACATGAACTGTCTCAACTATCTTGAGGATGATATCTTGGATATTAAGAATCGCTTTATGCCTCTTCGCTCTACAAACACTATGAGTTCTGATTCGTTGGCGGAAGCCGGTCGTCCGGAAGCGTCCGCACAAGAACTTAGCGACAGCGGAGAGATCTCGCAAGAGAGAGACGAAGATTAAAAAATGAAATATATTTATGTGTTCGCCGAGGCTGACAGGGACAACCTGTTGGATCTCGGTTTTTTGCTATTAGGGCAAAAAGACAATGCGTCATCATGGGCGTTTGTAGATAAGACGGGAACAAGCATTGATTTAGATAGTGTACTTTCTTCTTATGTGACGTCCAATGTTTTGATGTTTTAATATACAACACCTAGCAGCAAGGAGGTGAGAAAAGAATGAATGACAAGAATGTAAGACTTGTTTTCAACTCTGCACTAAAGAACATCATGTCATGCAATGAATCGTTTGACCAGGGTGTCCTGCGCATTGCTTACCACGGGGAAAACCGCAATGGTTCCTATATCAGCAAAGAAGTGTTTGAGAAGTGCTTGCCGTCTATGTACAATGTTCCGGTTGTCGCTAACTACATGCGAGACGACGACATGATTGGCGGGCATGATATTGAAATTGTTCGTAAAGATAATTTCCCAAAGATGGTAAACATCACTCACCCCGTTGGTGTTGTCCCTGAGTCGGCAAGTAATTGGTGGGAGTTGGTCACAGAAGAAGATGGAGTTATCCACGAATATTTGTGTACCGATGTTCTGCTTTGGAAGCGGCAAGAGGCGTATGAAAAGATTGTTAGTGACGGCATTGTGTATGAGTCTATGGAGATCAAAGTAAAAGAAGATCACCTAGATAATGGCGTGTACGTAATTGACGACTTTGAGTTTTTAGCGTTTTGCCTGCTTGGAAATTGCGAGCCTTGTTTTGAATCTGCGTCCCTTGCTACTTTCAGCTCTGACGCATTCACATCCGAGCTATATGCAATGCTCGAAGAGGTGCCTATGGCAACTAGAAATTATTTAGAAGGGGTGACAAACAAGTTGGTTAATAAAAAGCTAAAGCTGGTTGAGAAGTACGGACTAACCCTGGATGATTTGGATTTTGAGCTGGCTGCTTACACCATTGACGAAGTAGAAGATAAGCTGGCTGCAATCAGAGAACGCCTTGGTGTATCTCAGATTGATGAAGAAGATCCTGTCGTAACTCCTCCGGAAGAAGAGAATCCGACTGAACCTGGCACCGACCCTGATGCTAACCCTGGCACAGACGAGTCTCAAGACTCTGGGCAGGACAACAATCAGGAAGACGTCGAGGAACATTCTTTGGAAGAAGATCAGACGGGTCACGCAAAGGATGATCCAGAGGATGAGGAAGATAAGAAGCCTCAAGACAATGACGATGAGTTTGCTTGCGGTGAAGACGAAAAGAAAACGTCTTGCGCTATTTCTGAAGAAGACTTTGCTCTGTTAAAGAAAGAGCTTAAAGAACTTAGAGAATTCAAAAATCAGATTCTATCAGAAAAGAAAGCAGAACTGTTCAGTATGTTCTCTGACCTTGAATCAAATGAAGATTTCAAGGATCTAAAAAATAATGCGGACAAGTATGACCTTACCGCAATTGAAGAGAAGTGTTTCGCCATTCGTGGCCGAACTGCGACTTTCTCTATGAATCAAACCTACAAAAAGGCACCTGTGCTACCGGTGCTCGATCATGAACCCACCTATGAACCTTACGGTGGTGTTGTAAAGAAATACCTACATAACAAATAAGGAGGTAGACGAAATTGGCCTACACTGTATTCCGCTGTGATAATATGCCCGGCACCGATCAGCGCACAATGGTTACTTCTGTTCTGGTGCGGGATGGCGATGGCAAGAACATCGCTGTTGAAAATGGCACTATCGTTGAGATTGGTGCTCTTGTTCCTGGTGAACATGACCTGTATTATGCAACTCTGGCAACTGCGGCTTCTGATTTGAAGAAGTGTGCTGTGCTTGGCACTCCGGAAGTAATTCACGATGAGTGTACCTATAAGAACCTGGATGACTTTACTAACGAAGCCGGTACAAAGGCATCTGCGTATAAGCTGGGCCGCGAAGGTACTTTCGCTGTTACTGCTGAAGGTTTTGTCGGCGGCACCGTCCCTACTGCAGTTGGTGTTTCTGTGTCACTTGGCGCTAATGGCAAGATCACCGCTCCCGCAGCTACCAGTGCAACTGTGCTTGGTAAGGTAATTGCCATTGACAAGACTGCTCGTTATACATTCTATGCGATTAAAATGTAAGAAAGGAGGACTCGAAAATGAATGTTGATATGAACCTGGTTCAGCTGGCTGTTGAAACCTACAAGGGCCAGCCTCAAAAGTATTCCAAGGAACAGGGCTTGGAAGCTATGCGTAATGCCCTGATTGAAATTAACGGCGGTACTACTCTGGGCTATAAGCAGATGAGAGACGGTGCTCACAATGGTCTGTTTGCTCTGATTGAAGAAATTATTCCCCGCACTGTCGTTGAAGGCCTGCAGGGCGATGAGATGTTCACCTCCCTGGTTGACTTCCGTAACGTCGCAGAAGGCGATGAATCTACTTTCGTGGTAGAGGATGTAAACTGGTATGATGTCTCCACTGTGGCACCTGGTGTCCGTGGCCTGCGCCGTCAGAGACTTGGTGGGGCTACCACTAAGACTATCCACACCGAAATGCACGGTGTTCGCATTTACGAGCCTCTGCGTAGACTTCTGGCCGGTCGTGTTGACTTTAACGAGTTCATCAATAGAGTCGGCGAATCTTATCGTCAGAAGGTCCTGAATGACATCTACACTTGCTGGGCTGGTCTGACTTCTGACGACCTGGATGGCACTGCCTTCTTCCCCGCTGCTGGTTCTTATGACGAAGGTACTGTGCTGGATGTTATTCAGCATGTCGAAGCTGCTTCTGGCAAGCAGGCAATCATCATGGGTACTATGAAGGCTCTGCGTAATCTGGCTCCCTCTATTCAGGGGCTGGAATACAAGTCCGATATGTACAACATGGGTTATGCTGGTAAGTTCTTTGGTACTCCTGTTATCAAGACTCCTCAGCGTCATAAGATTGGCACCCATGACTTCATCTTCCCCGACGACACTCTGCATATCATTGCTACTGACTCTAAGCCTATCAAGATGGTCTATGAAGGTAACAGCATTATCAAGCTGACTGACGCTCTGGATAATGCAGATATGACTCAGGAATATGAATTCTACGATATGTACGGCATGGGCGTTGTGACTTCTTGCAACGACGGTATTGGCCGTATCCAGTTCTCTTAATTGACAATTATTTTAGCCGCCCCTTCTCAGGGGCGGCTTTTAGGAAAGAAAGGATTTTAAAATGGCAGCAAGCAAAACAAGTGTAAAGAAGGGTGCGCTAACCGGAACTCCCGTGGCCAGCGCAAAAGCGCCGGAAGAAACTACGGCAGCTACCGAAATAGCGACCGGAAAAAAGAAGCCTTCAAAGCCGAAGGTTCGAAAGGCGATCGACCCGAATCTTTACGTGAGCGTTAAAAATGGTTTTCACGGATCTTTGTTTTACAAAGACACAACGACCGGCGAGGAACATAGATGGTCTGAGTTCGGTGACGAAATCGAAATGACCTTCGGTTCACTGCAAAGAGCGAGAAGTGCTCAGCGTAAGTTCTTTACGGAAAACTGGTGGTTGATTGACGACCAAGAAGTGCTGGAGGCTCTGAACGCTACACAGTATTACAAGAACGCTTTGACCTATGAAGACTTTGAGGATCTGTTTTCTCTGAAAGCAAATGAAGTCAAAGACAAAGTGTCTGGTTTGTCTCGCGGTCAGAAGCGCGGGGTCGTCTATGTCGCAAAGCAAAAGATTGAAGATGGTGAACTAGCAGACCTTAATGTTATTAGAGCTTTGGAAGAAGCACTAGGCACCGAACTGATTTATAAGTGAGGTTAACTTATGGCTACTTCATTCGATGTGTTTACCGGGGCGTTCTTGAACAAAATCACATCGTATGATTATGTTAACATGGAAGAAGAAGTGTTCAACGAACAAGCTGACCAATTTCTTTTTTCAGCCTGCTCCGAGTTTGAAAATATTTTTCGGCGACGCACCGGTCTGTCATTCTCTGACAAGGATTTGGATGCCCGGCAATTTAACTGGGATCTCCCGGTGTGTATCACTGAATATCATGATAAACGTCTTGATGATTATATCACCTCTGATGAGGTGGTTGATATTATTTCCGAAGGAATGCTGCTCAAATGGTTGAGTGGCTTTTTGTTTAGCGGGGATCACTTTGTCTTAGGCAACTTCCTAAAGACAAAAGACTTCTCTCCGTATTCTCCTTCTAACTTCATCAGTAATATGCAAGGTCTTTACTCCACAACAAAGTCAAATTATAAGAACATGATTAACGAGTTTTCTTATAATCATGGTGCGCTGCACAAACTGCATATGTGAGCGGGGGTGTTTTATGATACCGGATGCTATGATGCAGAAATATTTTGAACGAACTGTAGGGAAGCTGTATAAGATCTTGCCTCTAAAAGAATGTGAGGAGGAAACTCTAAAAGAATACTTAGATACCTTGTTGACAGAACTTGTCGGTGTTGAATTGCTAGACAATCTGTCTTCACAGCCATACTACATGAGTATTATCGGAATCGTGTCCTACCTGTCTGACAATATATCAGACTGCTCAGTAAAGAAAGTAAAGAAGAATGTTTTTCGAGCGATTGACCTGTGTAAGAAGCTAGAGGCATCGTATAAGGGTGGTGGCGTTATTGAGTAGTTTAAGCAATTACAAGCGCCGCCTGTCTTATTTAAAAGACCCTCCAAGAGAGCGTTGGCTAAAAAATACGCAGAGCTGGATTAACAGTAAACTGCCAAACTCGTTGTCATTTCAGACTGCGGTTATTGATGGCGAAGAACGTAAGTGCGCTATTACCAGCACACAAAAGCTCAGGGAAAAAAACATTCATACTATGCCTGGCGAGACAATCTTTGCTGGCACATATGTAGAGTGGGCTAACAGTGTTTGGCTTATCACGTCCGTTGATGAATACAGCGAAGTGTATCAGACAGGGTTAATGGTGCAGTGTAACTATAACCTGAAATGGGTTAACCCAAGCGGCGAAGTAGTATCTCGTATGGTCATCGCTATCGACGGCACGAAGTATCTGACCGGCGAATACTCCCAGCAGTTTGTCACTGTTGGTGACGCCAGAATGCAGGTCACGATGCCGAGAGATGACGAGACTGCTTTGATAGATCGCAATGATAGGTTCTTGATTGATGACCCGAAAGCGGAGGACATCCAGGCGTTCGAAGTCACCAAACTGAATAGGGCTAGTAGTGTTTATAACGGACATGGCATCTATGTACATATGCTGGTTGAGAGTCCGCGTAATGACGAAGTTGATAATTACGATCTAATGATTGCTAATTATTACGACCGAATTAAAAAGCCTGACGCACCTAAGCCGGATCCGACAAAAGACCATATTGAGATTATTGGTTTTAATAAGGAGTTTGTTTATACTGGTTCCAAGAACTCTTTTGTTGCTTACGTTTATATTGACGGAGAGATTGTAAATGAACAGGTTACGTATTCTGTTAATTGCGAGTCAAATGTTGCGTCGGTAGCGCTAACAGGTGATCAAGCTATCCTGTCTGTTGGTAAGAATAGAAGTAATATAGGTAAGAAGTTTGTTCTGACTATCACATATGGTGAGTTAGAAACAAAGAAAGAATTTACAGTAAAGGGGTGGTCATAATGGGTTTATTGTATCCAGCACGTGTGTGCAAAGACAAAGCGATTGAGTGTATCCTGTCTTCTCAAAAGATTGTTGACCTGCTTGGCGACGATGAGTTCAAGACCGCTCCTGCTCCTGGCCTTCTGTATAAGAAGGTCTTTCCTTTTGCCCGTATCCCTGAAACAACTGATATCGCGGCTCCATACATTTGTTGCGAAACGAATATTACGAACATCAGCAGTGACACCGTGTGTGACGTCGAGCTTATGATTTTTGTTACCTGCCATACGAGTATGATGCCTGGAGAATTTGGCACTCTTGTCGATATGATTGCTGATGCGATTGATGATGAGATTAACCACAAGCACGGGTTTGGTATTGGCAAAGTAACACCTTCAGAGCGTTACCCTGTCGGATATGTTCTGCCGAACTACAACTATATCACAAGGAAGGTGGTGTACCTGTTTAAAGACTTTAGCTTTAGACATGGTGCAAAAGATTATGGTTGATTCCTTCACAAAACTGGAGCTGAATTACACAGGCTCTTTGCTGGTAAAAGGAGTCGGTCATATACGATGCCCTACTACTAACGATATTGTGGAAGCTGGCGGCGAGGACGTGTACAACTGGCGAATCGGTATGCTTTTATATACGAAGTCTCAACTAGCAGATAACTTAAACATAGAGCTAACACCGGATATCGTAGAAGAGTTAAACTCCACTCCCATCTTTTTGTTCTTGGTTGCACAACAAGATTTTCGTAATGCAATTGCAGAAGCGTTGTCATTCTTTCTAGATGAACGTCTTATGTTTGATGAGCCATCGGCGTCCTTTTTGACGTTGCGTCCTGACACAGATGATATTGTCGGGAATATCAATTGCAGTAACTATGAGCATGTGCGAGATCTAATTTTGCAACGCAATTATATGTCCCCTCCAAAAGAAGGGGCTGTTAAAAAGAAGAGTAAGAAAGAGCTAGAGCGTGAAGCAAAGATAGCGGCAGGTAGAAAGAGATCTAAGAAATATAAGGATAGACAGGATGCTATGCGGCTAGACAACGTTACATCTAAGTTAGCAGCAAGATCACACTCGATGAACATTCAAGACGTTTACAACTTAACAGTGTATCAACTGTACGATCAATTTAACGAAATCAATATGTCTCTGCAAATTGACACCATCCTTACGCGCTGGAGCGTATGGGGCAAAGATGACTTTGACTTCTCTGTTTGGTGTCGCCCGAATGAGTGACATTTGCTAACCGCCATTGTGGCGGTTTTTATTTTTATATCTAATAGGAGGAATAAAACATGGGCGTTCCTAAGATGGCGAACCGTGAGGTTTGCAACGTGCTTTTTTGTGAATATAAGACTAAGAAGCCTTTCCTGAATATGGACTATGCAAATGTGTCCACCGCCGAAATGACTGGTGAATCCGTTTATGCTTATGGTGGCTGGGGCCACCCCAAGCGCGTCACCTTCTTTGGTGAACGTGGCGGCACTATCAGCTTTGAGACTCAGATCACCCCGTTCGATCTATATTCTCTGATGACTGGTGGGGATATTGAGTCCGGCGCAAACTGGCTGAAGCGCGAAGTGGTTGCTGCAACTGAAGCTGGTAAGCTGACTGTTACCAGCAAGACTGCAACTACCGCAACTGTGTTTAAGGCTGATGATGATTGTGGCACTGCAATCAGCGGTACTCTGTCAAATGGCACCTTTACTGCTGGCGAGACTAGCGGCATTGCTATTGGCGATAAGTGCGTTGTTTATTACATGGAAGAGCTGACTTCTGCACAAAAGATCTCTATCAAGTCTACCACCTTCCCCAAGTATTTCACTGCCTACATGGAAACTAAGGATAAGACTGAGGCCGGTGAAGATGTCTGGCTCCGTATGATTGCTTGGAAGTGCGCACCTCAGACTGACTTTACTCTGGAGATGTCTAACAACGGCGATCCCGCAAGCGTTACCATTACCTGTGACCTGATGGTCGATACCGAAAACGATAACAACATCCTGGATATGATCATGCTGGACGAGAACGAATAATCGGATTCTATCCATACCTATTCTAGGGGTACGGAGTATTCCGTACCCCTATTTTTAACCTAGGAGGAAATATGTGTATACTCGCGTTAGATCAGGCGACTGCTATTAGCGGGTACGCCGTATTGGAAGATGGCGTCTGTATTGAATCAGGTGTCATTGATTTGAGCAAGGACAAAGATTCCGAAAGGCGTATTGGGTATATGATGACCAATCTTTGTCACATTATAGCAATTTCAAACGCAGACTTGGTAGTGTTTGAGGACATACAAAAACAAGTGAACGTAAGTACATATAAATCTTTAGCTCGTATACAAGGAGCGATTATGGCGTGGTGCTATTACCACGACATTGAGTTCTATTGCATCTTGCCGACTGCTTGGAGAAAGAAACTGGGTTTTCATCAAGGGAAAGGTATCAAGAGTAAAGAGCTAAAACAGCAGGCGATTGCCTACGTAAGAGACAAATTAGATAAAGATGTTGGGCCGGACGAAGCAGACGCAATTTGCATCGGGTTGTCACACTTCGCTACATCGGCTGACGAATGAAAGGGATAATTATGAATAACAAAGAAAACAAGCGCATCAGTGTTGATGCTTTAAATAAATACTATAAAAAGCAGGATAGCTCAGTTGGTGAAGTAACTATTGAAATTGGTGACGGGATTGTGATCCACGTCAGAGAGAGCATTACCGCAAATCAGTTCGTGACTGCGGTGGAAGCCGGAGTCGCTTCTTGTTTTGCTGATGACGAATACCTTCCATGGCTTAAAGACGTTGCGTATATGCACGCTGTGCTGGTTGCATTTACTGATATTGATTTTGATGAGGCAGATATGGAGTCAGAGTTCTTCCTTATGACTGCTACAGATGTTTACGACAAGGTACTTGATAAGGTGAACGAGAATCAGTTGTTCATTTTTGAGAATGCGTTTGAGGAACAACTGCAGGCGCGTGTTGATAAGATCAACAGCACAAGAGAAAAAGAATTAAACGAGGCCCTGTCAATGCTAAAGTTCGTTACTCAGAAATACAACGAGGTGTCCCTTGTGTTTAAGGAGGTTATGGGTAGCGACCTGTCTGAAATCATTTCTGTCTTTTCAAAAAACGCTGAGTCTTTAAAGGCAAGTGTCAGTGCATTGGCGGAAGATTTTAGTAAATATATAGCTGAACAGGGTGATAGCGATGACAGTGTTTGATAGCTTTGCAGAGCTTGAAGCACATTTAATGGAGGAACTTAGGAGTGTTATACATAACGACATTCCTCCTATAGTTGATGACGTCATAAAGGAACATATCAACTTGGACGTCTATTCGTACAGCCCTGAATGGTATGACCGTAGATGTATGATGAAATCTGGTGAGAACCTAAAACATTACGAAGGGGATCTGTCTCTCTTAGTAACAGATGAGACTCCAGGTAACACGCCAGTGTTCCCCGGCTATCAACCGTCTGGCACAGACCTAAGCTTCATTATAAATACAGGCGCACAAGGAAACGGGAATGGCATGTGGAGAAAAGCGTTTGCCAGACCTTACATAGATAATGCACAAAAGGACGTCAATGCGAAAGTCATTGACGTCCTTCATTCTAAATTTGGATAATATCAAGGTGGTGAGATCGTGGCGGAAGAGTTTGGCGTAAAGGTAAAACTTATACCTGAGTTTGACAGTAATGCTTTAAAGACTGCTGCTAGTGCGGCTGCTGGAAAGAATGGTGTAAAGGTAAATCTCCTGCCCGTAATTGATACTAAGGGGCTGCAGAGCGCTGTCAATGCCGCAGCAAAGAACTTAGTTCTGAATATAGATGACGTAAAGATCAACGGCAAGAGTGGTCGAGGTAGTGGTGCTAGTTCTGGCGGGAGCGGCAGTTCTGGAAGCAAAAGGTCGTTCGCCACTAACATCGAACCTCTTATTAAGTATTATAAAAATCTTGTAGACTATATCCGGAAGAACCCGTCTGTTCAGAATAATAAGACTTTATCTAGTGATCTGTCTAATGAAAAGAAGGTGCTAGCCGGTCTTGTTAGAAGTGCTATCCAGACTGGTTCTTACAACAAGAATGAATTTACTAATAGTAAAAATAAAGTTGCCGCAATACAAAATGCGGCGAGGACTCGAAGTTTGGAGGATACTTCTACCTCGAATAAGACGGTCGCAGCGCTTCAAAAACAGGTCGATGCTATCCGTGAGAAAGCAGTTAAGTATAGCACATCGGCGGATACCACGAGGGTAGAAGCCGAGTTAAAAAAAGCGGAGGGTGCGATCCATCAACTTAGCCAACTTGGGACGGTGTCCGCTGAAAGCTTTGGTAAAGTTGAATCTTCGGCGAAGGCAGCTATCGCATCTGCCAAGGGAGCGATGGACAGTCTCTCTGCTTCAGTTAAAGATACGTCTAACGATTTAGTCCCCGTATATAACCTTTTAAAAAAAATATCCAGCATGGATCAACCGAAGAAACTCTCGTTGCTGGATGATGCTGATATTAACGACCTGAAGTCTTACAAGGATCAACTTGAAGCTATTGTCGAGGCTGGGTCATACAGCAAATCAGATTTAAGAAAAATCACTTCAGGCGTCGCAGGGATAGATTACAAACAAAACAACATAAGTACCGGGTTTAAATCAGAAGTTCTTTCTATAGCGCAGGGCGTGACAGTAGCCGAAGCAATTCAAGGTGCTTTTTACAAAGCAAAGCAAGTTGCTACGGAAATGGTTACTGCTGTTAGGGATATCAATGACGCGCTAACTCAGCTCACCATTGTCACTGGAAAGAGTGGCTCAGAACTTGACTCGTTCTTCCAACGCGCAGCAGATTCAGCTTATGATATGGGACATAGCGTTACAGAAGTCCTTGGGTCTGTCGAAACGTTTACTCGTCTTGGTTATGGATTAGAAGATGCCTCTACCCTCGCTGATGCTGCAACCGTTATGTCAAATGTTGCTGACACAACAGTGGATGCGTCAACGACTGGCTTAACTTCTATTATTAAGGGCTATGGCCTAGAGGCGTCCGACGCCACTCGTGTTTCTGATGTCTTGGCTAAGGTTGGTAAGGATTACGCTATCAGTGCAGAAGAGCTTATGTCTGCGTTGGAGCGTGGCGGTGCTGCTCTTAATGTAGCTAACACATCTTTTGAGCAATCCGTTGCTCTTGCGGCGGCAGGCAATGCTGCGATTCAGGACCCAATTAAAACGGGCACAGCTTTGAAAACAATGTCCGCAAGAATCCGCACATCTAAGCCTGAACTCGAAGAACTCGGTGAAGACTACGACGACGTTGCGACATCCGCTGCAAAATATCGCGCAGAAATTAAAGCGTTGTCTGGCGTTGATATTATGGAAAACGCCACTACCTATAAGTCGATTTACGATATCATGGTAGAGATTGCAAGCGTTTGGGATAAGATGCCTGATACAGATCAGGCGGCATTGCTTGAACGTATTGCTGGCAAGAATCAGTCCAACGTCGTCGCTGGCATTATCACTAACCTAAAGGACTTGACTGGCGCTTATGACGAAGCTCTGAGTGCTTCCGGCGAAACTGAGGCGGCTAATGAAGTTGTTATGGACTCAATCTCCGGTAAGGTTGGTCAGTTTAAAGAGCAGTTTGAAGAGCTGTCTTACAACACTATAAACTCTGACCTGGTAAAAGGCGTAGTGTCCGGTGGCACTGGTATTTTAGGATTTCTGAATAAAGCGATTGAATTATTCCATCAATTAGGCCCGGCTGCAACGGGCGTTGAAACTATACTGGCCGGAATTGCTGGCGTGAAGCTATTTAAAGGCGGCGCAGATATTCTAAAGCAATTAGCTACCGGAGCTGCAAAAGACTCCTTCTCAGGTATCGTCGCAGGAAAAACATTAGATAGTGTTAACAAAGCTAAGAGTGCGATCAGTGGTTTGTGGGGCGTCATATCTGCTCATCCAGTGGCCGCTGCTACTACTGCTGTTGGTGCGTTGGCCGCAGCTTTCGGTGTTGCCGCTATGAAGGCAGAATCCCTTGGTGGTAAGATCGAGCAATTCAAAGCGGACTCTGAAGCGTATAAATCCGCTCAAAATAATGTTGATAATGTACGAACTCAGATAGAAGCGAATCAAAAAATCATTGATAATATTAGAAGTCAAGGGTATGTAAATCTCACAGACGAAGGTACAGTTGCTAAACTCCAGAGAGAAAACGAAGAGCTAGAAAGAACGCTCATTCTGAAGCAGGAGATCGCTAATCAGCAAAAAGCTACTCTGTACAGCGATAGTGTGAACGCACTCACGACCGAAAGCAATGTTATTGATTTCGTTAAAGGCGACGGGTTATATCAGGGTACTCTACCGGAACAACTACAACAGGCAACAAAAGCATACGAGGATACCATAAAGGTAAAAGAAAAATACGAGTCCGACCTGGCTGATCCCGGCTTAGATAGTTATGGGAGAGAACAAATCGAGGGAAAACTCGAAGGAGTTAATGAGGCACTTGATGTCACCAGTGAAACTATTTCTGAAAAATATGCGGCCATCTTCGATATAATTTCTAATTTTGAACCCAAGACGGCGTATGACAAACAGCTTGTGGCGGATGCAGAAAAGGCTCTCAATGAAACGACACAGATGTTTGACCGCACCGCTGGGAAAACGATTCCGGAAATTATAGGCGAAGGTTTTTCTTCTGGCGGCGCTTTGGAATCACTTGTTGACGAATTCTACAACCTTGGTGATGCTGGAGATGTAACATCGCAATCTATACAAGCTCTAGCAAATGAATTTCCTGAGTTAAACACGTTCATGCAAGCGCATGGTATTACAATTCAAGATCTCTGCAATTATTACAACAATCTAACAGAAGCGACAGACCGTGCCTTGTCCTCTGAAGAACAGTACGGGTATGTACTGCAAGATGTAATTTCGTTCGGAAAGAATATGCAGAATTATCAGAATATGCCGAAGTCATATTCTCCATATGACGAAATTGTAAAAGCATATGACAATGTAATGCAATACCAAAAGACTGGTATGACGGGGCTTGGTAACGATATGTACTGGGGCTTCATGAAGGAAAATTTTGCAGGGTTCGATGATGTTAATATAAACAATATTGCGGAGAAAAGAAAAGAAGCCCAAAAGTTACTCAAAGAATTCGACTCAGTATACAGAAATAGAGATGCGGATGGTAATTTAACTGCGTCCGGCGTACAAGCATTCTTCGACAAAATGAGTTCTGACAAAGATGTACAAAGCGTCTTACAGAAGTACGGCGACTCTTTCACAAAAGATGAAAGCGGAAATTATGACTGGAATATCCCGGTCAGCCATTTTAAAGAAGTAGCTGAAGCTATTGGCCTATCGACGGATGGTTTCGAGTCTTTACTTGCCGCCGCAGGAAACTATATTGATATAGACTGGTCTGATGACGCTGGGATGACCTACCTGGAGCGAATCGCAAAATATTCCCAACAACTCGGAACCTCTATGCAGGATGGTTCAAAATACACGGTTGCTTCTTATGAGGCTGTAGCTAAAGCAGCAGAAGTTGCTGGGATGTCCGTCGAGGATTTTGCCAAGAAATATCAAGAATCCTATAATAAAATTCTTTATACAGATATAGGTGGAGGATATTTACAGGTAGATGAATCCGCTGTCAAAAGTGCCGCAAAATCAGAGAATAAAAGCGTAAATGATTATATCGCTCAGGTTGAAAAAGATAGCGGCAAGAAAATAGTCCTATCAGTAGGTGTTGACACTATAGATGCCGAAACGGGTATTGGAACTTTTGTTTCTGACGAGACTGGAAAGGTAATTTTTGTTTCTCCGGAAGTGGAACCTGGTGCAGTCGAGCGGATAAGAAAAGAATTCGAAGGACAAAATGTTACTGTGCAAGTTCGGACTGAAACAGGTAGCGGGAAGAGCGGGAAGATATATGCACCATCTTCTGATACGTCGAAACAAGGTGATGGATCGAAAGAAAACACTGTTAATACTAAAGTAACCGTCACCGGCGCAGAAGAAGCTACCCAAAAGGTTCATAATTACAATTCAGCGATAGACACAGCTAGTCGAAAGCCGAATGTAACTAAGACTATCACCACAAATTATGTCGAGAATCACACTGTTAACACCATCAGGAAGACAGCAGGGCCTAGCACGGGTAATTCGAATAGATATAATGGGGCCTCTACTAGTATAAATAGAGCTAAATACTATATGGGTGCATCTCAGAGATTGAGAAGCAATGGCTCTAAAGCTAATGGCACTGCTTTTGCTCAAGGCACATCTGGTTTTTGGGGCGCTGGAGGCTCCGGTACTGCTTTAGGTGGTGAGGTCGGCCCAGAGTTGCTGGTAAGAGATGGTTCATTTTATGTGATCGGGCAGGACGGAGCAGAGTTCTTTGACTATCGTTCTCACGATATAATCTTTAACGCTGCGCAAACAGAGGAACTTTTTAAGAAAGGTCAGCTACGCGGCTCTGACACACGCGGCAAGACAGCTATGGCGGACGGTACTGCTTTTGCTGGCAGTACCACTGGCGGAAAGAAGAACTTCGGTAACCCGAACCCTGGTGTCCGTGGTAATAGCAGTTTAAAGTCAAGAGGTTCGTCTTCTAAGTCTAACTCCAACAAGAAAAACAAAAAGAAGTCTTCTAGCAAAAAGAAGTCCTCTGGCAAGAAAAAAGGTTCTGGTTCAAAGTCAGACGCCGAGTTTTTCGATTGGGTCGAAGTCAAACTTCAGCGAATTGAAGAAGCAATTGAGCTTGTCAAAGTAACAGCTGATAGCGCTTATCAGCAGGTGGGAGCAAGGAATGATGCTCTACGGAAAAATATCAAGAATCTCAACAGCGAGATTGTGACGCAAGGTAAGGCATACAACTATTACATTAAGAAGGCAAACTCTGTTGGGTTAAGCAAGGCGTACAAAAAGAAAGTGCAGAACGGTGCGATTGATATTGACAAGATCTCCAACAAGAAATTGAAAGAAAAGATCAGCCAATATCAAGAGTGGTATAATAAAGCTCAAGACTGCAAGAAGCAGGTAGCGGAATTAAAAGTAACTGTCGCCGACGCTTATAAAGAAATTTTTGATAACTATTCCACTAAAGCGCAGAATACTATTGACCGCGCGAAGGATTACCAAGAAGCATTCCAAGCCTCTATTGACTTTTATGAAGAGGCGGGTTACAAAGCAAGTTCTAAATATTACGACGCCTTAATTAAGTATGAGGCCAAGAATCAAAATAGACTTGTGGCGAAACGGACTGGTCTCGTTAAAAAGCTGAACGAAGCTGTTGATTCTGGGTCTGTGAAAATTGGCTCCGAAGCATGGTATGATATGCGACACGAGATTGACCAGCTCACAACTTCTATTATTGAGGCGGACGAAGCGTTGGCAAAATATAAAAATGAGTTACGGCAATTAGACTGGGATAAGTTTGACGACATGCAGGATGGCTTCTCAAAGCTAACAGACGAGGCAGATTTTCTCATTGACTTAATGAGCGAGAAAGATTTGTTCGATGACAATGGAGCGATTACTAACGAAGGTATCGCTACTAAAGCGCTACACGCTCAGAACTACGATGTGTATATGGCACAGGCTGATCAGTACGCCAAGGCTATTGCTGAGATCAATAAATCCATTGCCAATGATCCATATAACACAAAGCTTTTAGAGCGTCGTGAGGACTTGATTGAATCACATAGAGATGCTATTCTGGCGGCAAATGACGAGAAGGATGCGCTAAAAGACTTAGCCGAGGACGGGTTCGACGCTTTGTTGGATTCTCTGAAAGACACTATTGATGAGTACGAAAAGGCGTTAGATAGTGCAAAGGATCTGTATGACTACCAAAAGAACATTGACGAACAGGTCAAGAATATATCAAAACTAGAGAAGCAGCTATCTGCTTATTCCGGGGATACTTCAGAGGAGTCTAAGAAGACTGTACAGCAGTTGAAGAACGACCTAAAGGAAGCAAAGGACGACCTGCAAGACACTCAGTATGACAAGTATGTATCTGATACGAAAGAGCTTCTGGACGACCTCGTTGATAACTTCGAGGAGTTTATAAATGAGCGTCTTGATGATATAGACAAGTTGCTATCCGATGCAATTGAGTCTGCGAATAAGAACGCGGAAACAGTTGCTGATACAATTACTAGTGCGACCGAAGATGTCGGGGCCACTCTATCCGATTCGATGAAGACTATTTGGAGCGAGAACAGTTCTAAGGACGTACTGGCTAATTACAGTGATAGCTTTAGCGAAGAGTGTACTGCTTTAAACGGCATTCTAAATGAGATCAAAGAGTATGTTGCTCGTCTATATTCTAATGGTGATTCTGACGCTGCCGGGGATGTCAAGGATGTCGAAAGTCAGACTGACGAGGGCAAGGGCACTCCGAAGTCAAATGCTGGTGGGGGTAGTACAACTACAACAAAAACTCCGACAGATGATAAAAAAATGGACGGAATCTTCTACAAGAAGAAGTACACCGGCAACAAGAAGAAGTTAAAGCCTAACAAATACTTCATCCATAGATTGAAGTATAAAGACTATGATTGGTCGATGAAGGCCCGAAATGAGTATTTCAAAAAGATGGGCTTTGAAAAGAAGTACGGAAAGAAATACGAGAAGATTGGCGGTAAGTACAACAAGCAGCTGATTGCGTGGATGAAGAAACGTGGCTATGCCTCTGGCGTGCAGGGTGTCCCCCGTGATGAGTTTGCATGGACTCAGGAGAACGGCCCGGAAACTATTATCCGTAAATCTGACGGTGCTTTGCTTACCCAGCTCAAGAGGGGTGATAGTGTTTTGAATCGAGATGCTACATCCAACATCTGGGATATGGCGAACAACCCCCGTAACTTCATTGCCCGCGCTATGAACTTCGGTGTTAATTGGCCGGTTGCTAAAGTCCCTGGTAACACTGGTGGCGACATCAAGAATTCTATCGACATGGAGATCGTTCTTCCGAATGTGTCAAATTATAATGACTTCATGAACTCGGCACGATCTGACCCCAAGTTTGAAAAGCTGGTCCAGGCGATGACTGTTGATAGACTGGCGGGAAGAAACACAAAGGGGAAGAACAGTATTAAATGGTAATAGTAAACGGGAGCGGCCTTAGCCGCTCCCGTTCATCATTATTGGAGGAAATGGTTTGGATTATAAGAGAAGATGTCAAGCTCAGAAGAACAAGTATGAGCGGCTAAGAGAGAAGTACGATAATGTGCTGGCCGAAAAAGAATTGTTCGAGTCACGATATTCTGATTCACTAAACGAGATTGACTCGCTGAATGAAGAGGTCTCTAGTCTAAAGGCGGAGTTAGCCAAAGCAATTGTAGACGCGACGGCGCAAAGCGATAAATACGCTGCGCTAAATAAAAAGATGGCTAGGCTGCTCAAAGAAATTGAACGAGAGTTTCATAGACGCTACCAGACAGTAGCAGAATAAAAGAACAGGAGGTTACTATATGAGAGCAACAGATTTCATATATGATGGCGTGCAACTTAGTAGCCTCGGCTACATCGTATGCACGTTTGATAGCGGTGGCACGGACAGTAGCTCCGCAGGGTCTGAGATTACTTTTAACTCTGTCAAGCAACACGGCGGGGTTTATTATGCTCAAACAGGCACGGAGTACGAGCAGTGTTTTTCTACCACATTTAGCATCTGCAAGAATACCACAGATGGGCCTGGCCAGGAGATTTCCTTGGTTGAGTACCGCAAGTTGATGCGTTGGCTAAACCGCAGACGGTTTTATGATTTTGCTTTGCTTGACCCAAAAGAAAACGGGTGGAAGGATATAACCTTCCAGGGAAGTTTCAATGTGGAAAAGATTGAGTTTGCCGGAAATATTATTGGGTTGAACCTTACCTTTAATACTAACCGTCCGTTTGGTGTTGGCAAAGCTACGACTATTGCGTTCTCTATAGAAGCCGCTAATGGAACTTATAATATAACAAACGACTCGGACGAGATTGGGGTGCTTTATCCTGACCTCTTAGAAGTCACTTGTAAGCAGGACGGGGATCTCTCTATTACTAATAATCTGGAAGGGCGGGTTACATTTATAACCGGCTGCACTGCTGGAGAAAAGATAACAATGGACTGCGTAGACAAGATTGTCACCTCTTCCCTAGCCTCCCACAAAAAGATTTATAACGATTTCAATTTCACATTCTTCCGGCTCTATAACTCTTATTCGGATCGCGTAAACACTATTACCTTCTCCATACCGTGTGACGTAAAAATTATTTACAGGCCGATACGGAAGGTGGTGTTCTAATGGCTATTCGCATTCAGTTTGATGGAACTGGGTCGCCAGAGTGCCCCACTTTAGTGTTGGCTAAACGCGGCGGAGAAAAGCTTGGCGTTTTAAATACGGCTGATAATATCAGTTTGTCAGATAGATTGAGTGATTCATGCGAATTATCTTTTGATATATATAAAGAGTTCGACGGTATGGTCTGTCCTATATGGGATAAGGTGGTTGACTTTAAGTTGGTCTGGTGTAAAGAGTGGGATAAGTGGTTTTCTATCTCTGTTAACACACAGGAGTCTTCTAGTGTTATGAAGAGTATAACCGCAACAAGCTTGGGTGAAGCCGAGCTGTCTCAAATTTTACTGCACGACATTGAGATTAACACGGAAGATGACATCGACAGGGACGACTACGATGAAAACTTCCCTACTATTCTCTATCGCCCTGACAGACCTGACGCGTCCCTTCTCCATCGTCTAATGGAGAAAGCGCCTCACTATTCTATTGGTCATGTAGATTCGACGATAGCAAAACTGCAGCGCACGTTTTCTTTCGACGGCGATTCTATCAAAGATGCTTTCGACGCCGTTGCAGAAGAGATTGGCTGTCTGTTTGTTTATCCTTCCGGGTCTACTGATAAAGGAACCCCATCCCGAACGGTAGAAGTGTATGACTTGGAGCGGACCTGCCTAGACTGCGGTTATAGAGGTGAATTTGACGGCAACTGCCCGGAGTGTAACAGTTCTAATATTAACGAGGGATATGGCCAGGACACAACAATCTTTGTTTCTACGGAGAATCTCACCGACGAGGTGTCCTACGAAACAGACACTGGTTCCGTGAAAAATTGTTTTCGACTAACTGCTGGCGATGACCTGATGACGGCGACGGTTCGCCTATGCAATCCAAGTGGCGGCGGATACATTTGGTGTATCACGGATGATACCAAGGAAGATATGTCTGACGAGCTGGTAGCAAAATTAAATAGCTATGATGAGCTATGTCATCATTACGATGAAGAGGCTGGTAGCTCGATCGACGCTACTATCCTGGCTTCCTACAACGAGCTTATAGATAAATATAAGCCGATGAACGAAAATCTGGAAAAGATTACTTCGCCCATTGCAGGATACTCCAACTTAGTTAAATCTTACTTTAGCGCAATAGAATTTGGAAACTACTTGCAGACATCTATGATGCCGACTTACGAGCACCAGGAAACGAATGCTGCGGCACAAGCTGCCTTACTGACGGCGGATAACCTCTCCCCTATTGCGGTGTCCAAGCTGACTTCTAGTACGTCAAAGGCTACAGTTGAGAGCGCACTAAAGGCAATGGCGAAAGTGTTTATTGACACAAGCAGATTTAAGTTTACTGTCAACACAACTTCATGGGTGAATACAGAAGGAAGCACTCCAACGTGGACAGGCAATTTTACTGTTACTAGCTACACCGAAGAAGAAGACGTGGCAACGTCGAGTACAATTTCTGTTGTCGTAACAGACAATTATGCCGACTACGCAAAGCAACTTGTAGAAAAGAAGATTGCCATTTCAGACACTGAGGATGTTAGTATTACTGGTTTATTCAAGCTGGAGCTGGAACAATTCACAAATAATCTAAAGAAGTACAGCATGGATTGTTTGGATGAATTTGAGGATTGCTGCCAAGACGTTCTAAATATCTTGACGGAATCCGGTGGTGGCGAAACAACCTCTATTATGTACGACCAGTATTACCTGCCGTACTACAACAAACTGCTTGCGATACAAGCGGAGAAGGATGTTCGCAGCTCAGAGCTTATGATTATCCTGGGCGACGAGGGGGCGGAGACGGCTTCGGATGAACCGGTGCTTGGGGTAAAGCAGTATATCGAAAGGGCGCAGGAAGAGATTCGGGGCGCTCTCGATTTGGAGACATACCTAGGTCATGATTTGTGGGTTGAGTTTTCTTCTTACCGGAGAGAGGATGAGTATTCTAACGACAACTTTATTTCTGACGGGCTGACTGATTCAGAACTTGTTGATCAGGCTCTTCAGTTTATCGACAAGGCTAAGAAAGAAATCTACAAGTCTGCGAATCTGCAGCATACTATTACAGCTACATTAAAGAATCTTTTGATCATCCCAGCGTTCGCGCCGATAGTTGACTACTTCTCTGTAGGCAATTGGATTCGGGTTAAGGTTGATGGCGCAGTGTACAGACTAAGGCTTGTTAGTTATGATCTTGACTATTCAGATATGGATAGCCTGTCTGTCGAGTTCTCCGACGTAACTAAGACGCTTAGTGGTACAGCTGATGTGGCGGATATTCTATCCCGCGCATCGTCTATGGCGTCTACCTTTGACTATGTAACAAAGCAGGCAGTCAAGGGTTCCGACGCGTCTGGGGTCCTTTCTAACTGGACAGAAAATGGTCTATCCGCAACACACACAAAAATTATAGACAGTGCTGATAATCAGAACATGGTTGTTGACCAGCACGGGACGCTTTACAGAAAGTTCGATCCGATGACTGAGAAGTACGAAGACATCCAGATGAAGATCATCAACTCGACTATCGCTATTACAGATGACAACTGGAAGTCTACCCGCGCGGCGCTTGGACGGTTTTTCTATGTCAACCCGAAGACCGGAGAGTACACAGAGGGGTATGGCATCAACGGCGAAGTCCTTTGTGGTAAGCTACTGCTGGGCGAGTCACTTGGAATTTATAATTCAGATAATAGCCTACGGTTTGATGCTGATGGTTTGACCGTAACAAACGGCACGAACACGGTTTCAATCGACCCCAAGGGAGACTCGGTACTGTCCATCGTCAGTGAAAATGGAACTGTGATTTCGTTTAACGAAGACGGCACGGCAAACTTCACAGGTAACGTCAACGCCACCTCCCTGTCTACTGGCGGCAAGGAATCTGTTGAGTCTACAAACGACGGGACCTATATTGCGGAGGACGGCTCGATTTATGTTGGCGGAGACAACGGGGTGAAGATCCTGTCCGACGGTACGTTCAACTTCGGCAACGGTGCGTTGGTTTGGGACGGTTCAACTTTGACTATCTCCGGATATTCGAAGGATGCGAACGCACCTGTTAATGTGCTGTTATCCCGTGAGTATATTGGGGTGCCCTGTGATAACAGCGGGGTGCCAAGTTCATTGGAAGGCTGCAGCTGCAAACTCTCTGTCATTAAAGGGCTGAAAGATGTTTCTGATAAGTGCAGCATAACATATGTATGTTCTGGATGTAGTGGTTCATTTGATAATAGCAACAACACCTTCACTCTAACAGAATTAACTAATGAAATAGCGAGTGTAACCTTCACTGTGAAGTACAACGATAACATATATGAAAAAGTGTTGACTATAAATAAAGTGTTGCAAGGTAAAGACGGGGTGAGCGGAAAGGACGCCATTACACTTTCTGTTACTTCATCCGCCAGTCCTGTGATAACCGGGAATATGATTAACACAACATTAACCGCTCATGTTTATATGGGTGGGAAAGAGTTAAGTTCTTCTGAAATTTCTGTGCTTGGGGAGATCAAGTGGTATAAAGGCGAAGATGCAGCTTCAGTTGGTGAAGGATTAACGCTCATAGTCAATACGGAATTAAGCGGCAGTGAGATAACTTTTACTGCTAGATTGGAGAGTAATGATTGATGAGTGTAAAGGCTTCTGGCAGAATAGCTTTTTCGAAGGTCCCTAGTGTAGAATCTGAAACTAGATATTTTTTGCTAACGGAATCTTCCTCCATAGTGCCTAGTAAACCTACCACTGTTCCGCCAACTGGCGGGTGGACGCAGACGGAACCGACCTACAGCGATAACTCCGCGACGAGCACGCTGTATACTTGTGTGCTTACTCAGTTTACGAACGACACTTTCGCTTACTCCGAGGTTTCTATCTCTAGTGCTTATGAGGCTGCAAAGGAGGCGTATAACAAAGCGCAGCAAGTGGCGGATACAGTGGACGGACTGACCTTGATTCAGGATGGCAAGGTGGTTATTGATGGCGGCAAGGTGTACGCAAACGATGCGTTTATACAGTCCATCTTTGCGCAGGATATTACTGCGACGGGTAGGATTAAATCTAGCAACTATAACGGTACTGCGTCCAACCCACTTAGCAACACTGCCGGAAGTATTTTAAAGTTAGACACTGGCGCATTTAATTTTGGCGGCGGAGCATTGTTATACGACGGATCTGACCTGACTGTTAAAGGGAAAATGAGAGGCAACGCCATCGACATCCAGGCGGTCATTGACGCCACCAACATCGGGTTAAAGACGGAGCTGGTGGACAACAGCTATTGTCTGGTGCTCAGTGCTGCTGGAGGGACGACCAGGGGGGAAATCACCCTATCCCGCGGAGTCCTGAAACTGTTCGGACAGTCCCTCCTGGAGTTGGCGACCGATGAGCTGTACATCAACGCATACACCATCACAGATGCCAACTACAGCGCGGACACCTACACCAGCTTTTCCGGCAATGTGGTATCGGATGGCACAGCGGTGGTGACCAAAAAGTTGGGAATGTGTTTTATCAACGCTGGCATAACTTTGAATGGGCCGGTCAGCAGCTGGACGACATTGTTAGACAGTAGTAAGGTGCCGGGACCGCAAAACGGAACAGCTATCTATGCAACCCTGCCCTCCTGGAAAGCGCCTACTACCAATCCGGCTAGACTGCGTATCCCTGTTGGCGGTGGATTACAGATCAATCGTGGATCGGCTAACGCGTTTTGGATCAATCTGGCCTATCCTATTGAATAAGAGAGGTGAGCAATTTGATTGAGTACATACCTCAAGTAATTACCCCTGTGCTTGTTTCTTTCCTAACAGGCGCATGGGCAATCCTGTACAAAAAGCAGCAAACATTATTCCAACGTTATCATGCGGTAAACGACGGAATGAAGTGTTTGCTGCGGGCAGAAATTATTAGAGACCATTCGCATTATGTAAATATGGGTTACATTCCTATGTATGCAATGCAGAATGTATTGGAAAGTTATTGTGCGTACCATTCACTAGGTGGGAATGGTACGATTACAAAAATGGTAGAAGAGCTTAAACAGCTCCCTACCAAGAATGAAGAATAACTGTACTAACGGAAGGAGTAATAGTTATGAAACAAAGAGAATGGCTCCATAGAGCACTACGTACCGCACTGCAGGCTGCCGCCGGTGCTATCGCCGCGAACCTGGTAGCATGGGTTAACGGCGTCACCGATGTGGCAAGCGCAAAGACTGTAGCGATCAGTGCTGGGGCGGTTGTCGTCAGCGCTGTGCTGGCAGCTTTGATGAATATGGATAAGAAAGAAGACCTGGAGGAATAACCTCCAGGTCTTCTAACATTGATGATGAAAGGATGTGACCTAACATGGTGTCCTTGATTAAATATGGCGGCCATCAGAATAAAAATGATATGAACTTTGTGGGCAAATCTACCGATACAAAGCCAATCAAAACTTTTGATGGAATGCCGATTTCAAATGGCAGTACGTTCTATGAAATGGATACGGAAACAGAGTATATGTATGATGAAGAACTCCATGAATGGACGTATAAAAATTCGGGAGGAGCTTCCGCGTTAGTAGCGGATGATACAGTAGCTAGTCTAATGGATGCGAATATGTTGGCGGCTGTTAGTAATAACGGAGAACTGCTGACTGATGAAGATGGGAAAATTATTTTGATGTGAGGAGTGAATTATATGAGCGAACCTTTGGCTTTGCGAAGCGTTGCGGATCTCGAAGAGCTTCAAGCTCTTCCTGACAACGCAAAGATCCTGATTATTGATGCGGGAACGGCAAAGCAGATCTCCAAGTCTAACGCTAAGTTCGGCGGCGGTAGTGTAACAATTTTCGATGTAGTTCAGAATGGGAGTGAGGTTGGTTGACAACATATACTTTATATAATCAAGATGGCGTAGCCGCAACTGCACAGGAAGTTTACGATGCGCTCATGGCAGGCACGGTATACCTACATGCAGAAAATGCTTATCAATTAGTAACACAATGGCGTTGGTCTGATTCTACTGGCGGAGCATCTGATGACAACAATGTTGTTGCAGTAGGTATGCTTGCCGGTGAAGCCGAGATTACAGTGGGAGCACGACCAATGGTTCTATAAGGTGGTGTTGTCATGAGCAAACTAAATATTAAAAATTTACTTACCGCAATTCAGAATATGATAATGCGGAATAGAGTTGCGTACAAGGATTACCTTGGGAAGGAAACGGTAGTTAAGTCCGTTTTGCTTGCGAGTGGATTGGCCAACGGAGATAATGTTGGGTTTAACCTAACTGAAGGCCAGTCATATGATATCGACTTCGGCGACGAAAGGATTACTCTTACTGCAAAATGCCGGGAGTGTGATGATAGTTTACCGGAATGGGCTAGCACGACTCCTTTTCTTGATAATTTCCAAGATGACTATGTGTTGCCGAAAGACATATCTACATGGCCAACCAACTCGTTTTGTGTCTGTGTGCATAGCGGTACGATATATGTAATGTGTACTGGCGAATACGCAGACAAGAGTCTCTCTATATATCGCAATGATCAGACGACTAAAAATAAGTATGACATCAAGTTGCTGCCGGAAGATCTACTACCTAAGAGTGTTGCTAAGAAGAAGGATGTTGATAAGGTTATTACAGCATTTAACGCTCAGATGAATAGCGTCAATAATAGAATTAACAGTCTTGGTGATAGATATGTCTACGCTTTGTCTGATCAAAATTTTTCTGACAATGAAAAAGAACAAGCGCGGAAAAATATCGGTGCATCAGACTTCTCTGGTAACTTTGGTGATTTGACGGATGCGCCGCTCAAGTACAAAAAGATTCGAACTTTGACTTACGACTTTGATACAGACTATGATGTTTATAGCTATAGGTATCAGAGAAGCAATACGAGCAAAGAGATCGTCTTTGTGCAAGCTAACATAGTAGATATAGGTGCTTTGGAAGAAGGTAACACGGTGTATATTACGAAGCCTTCCTATTTTGGTGATTATAACGACTGGGTTTCTAAAGAGAGCGTAGTCAAGACAATAGACGGGAGCAGAGGGCTTGTATTTAGATACGCTGGAAATCTATCGTTGATGTGGGCGAGTGGAATATTCGACGGAACAAAGCTTGAGGGATTCCCCAATGATTCTTACCCAGCCTACTCAGAAACCTCTCGGGAAGATACTGGCGAAGATTTTCTTTTGATCGTATCTGGAGACCCTAGCCCGTCGTATTTTTTAGTTACAACCTATAATATTTCTGGCCGTAGAAAACTGTACACGGTCACAGAAGAAATAGAACCGCTAGACGACAGACTTCTCTCTAACAACATTCAAAGAGTTGGTTCCGATCTTATCATTAACTCTTCCACAGAGGGAAGCGCTAAAAAGTTTAAACTAGCTGTAGATGATAGCGGCACCCTCAGCGCGTCAGAAATAACAGAAGCAGAATCAACAGGATAACTCATATAGATGAAGGAGCAGTAATATGGCATTAAAGGGCATTGATGTATCCGTACATCAGGGAGCGATCGACTGGAAAAAAGTTGCGAAGGATGGCGTAAAGTTCGCCATCCTTCGCGCCGGTTACGGTCGAGAGATCTCTCAGAAAGATAAATATTTTGAAGTAAATTATGCCGGGGCTAAAGCCGCCGGTATCAAGGTTGGGGCTTACTGGTATAGCTATGCTGATAGTGTGGCTCGCGGCGAACAGGAGGCGAGGACCTTCCTAAAAGCAATCGAGGGAAAGAAGTTTGACCTCCCCCTCTTCTTCGACCAGGAATATGAAACGGCCATTTTGAAACTGTCCGACGCTACTAGAACAGACATTGTTCTAAGGTTCGTAAAGACGGTAAAGGCCGCAGGTTATGAGTGCGGATTGTATAGTTCGACCGATTTTCTGAAGAATAAGCTGGTCACCTCCAGAGTTGCTGGCCTAAAAATTTGGCTGGCTGAGTATGGCTCTAAGCTCCATTACACTGGCAAGGTTTGGGCTTGGCAGTATAGCAGCAAGGGTCGCGTGTCCGGTATCAAAGGTAATGTTGATATGAACCATGGATACTTTGAAATTGCCGCTCCTACAAAAACCCAGACTCAAAATAGCACTGGCTTGCTGATGAAGAATGACACCGGCGATAAGGTTAAGTTGCTACAGCATCGACTAAATATTCTAGGCAATCAGCTCGCCGAGGACGGCATCTGGGGCGTCAAGACCGACCAAGCTGTTCGTAATTTTCAGTACAATTATGGTTTGACCGTGGACGGTATTGTGGGACCGAAGACACGGGAGAAGCTTATCTCAGAAGCAGTTGTCGCGTCTGCAAAGACAATCAGTGACTACATGCTAAAGAACAAGTGGCATTACAAGGGTGACGGCTACACGGCGAAGACTACATTTGCTGCTACTAAGAGGTTGTCTAAGCCTGGTTCAAGCTGTGCGCACTTTGTTTCCTGGGTGCTGCAGGACGTCGGCCTGCTACAGGCCGGTAAGATTCTCAGCCACACCAAGGCCGGTTACGGCGTCGGCGAAAAGTCTATTGTTAATGCGGACAAGCTGATCGACTGTAAGGTCGTGTACCCGAATAAAAGTATTGACTTTTATAAGAATGAGCTGAAGCCTGGTGACGTGGTTGTCCATAACTCCAGTATTGCTATCTACCTGCTGAAAGACAAGAAACCTGCTGTACTAACGGGCCGAAACGGATCATGTATCAATAGCAAGGGTCAGTATGTAAAAATGCTTGTTACGTCTGGATATGAGTGGCGGCATAATGTCCTAGCAGTTGTAAGAGCGAAGGTGTAAAATGAAAGAGGACGCTTTTTAGGCGTCCTCTTTTTTTTAACTGTTTGTGCCTTCAAATCAATGATTTTAGATAGGTGTTATAAAACTAACAGTCCGCTTATCCTTTAAAAATAAGAGGGTCGCCCTGCAGGGCGACCCTCTTAT